ATGGAAAAGCCAAGAGCTTTATCCAAAGATTTACCCCGGCATCAAGTGGAGTGAGAGAAAGATGCAGTGGGAAGCACCTTCAGGGGCAAGACTATGGATGTCTTACCTTGATAGAGACGAAGATGTGTTGAGATATCAGGGTTTGGCGTTTAGTTGGATTGGTTTTGATGAGTTGACGCAGTGGCATACTCCATTTCCGTGGAACTATATGCGTTCTCGCTTGCGTACAGCAGCGTCAGACCTACCAATCTTCATGAGAGCTACTACCAATCCGGGTGGTCCGGGTCATGCTTGGGTGAAGAAGATGTTTATTGACCCTTCTCCAGCAGGAAAAGCCTTTGATGCCACTGATATTGAGAGTGGTACAACCCTAGTCTACCCAAAAGGACACAGCAAAGAGGGGCAGCCACTGTTTAAGCGTAGGTTTATCCCTGCTATGTTGACGGATAACCCCTACTTGATGCAGACTGGTGACTATGAGACGATGTTGTTGTCTCTGCCTGAGCATCAGAGGAAGCAATTGCTTGAAGGTAACTGGGATATTGCTGAAGGTGCAGCGTTTCCTGAGTTTAATAGGCAGATTCATGTAGTGGAACCGTTCCACATTCCGAGTAATTGGACTAAATTTAGGGCTTGTGACTATGGATACGGAAGTTATAGTGCTGTGGTGTGGTTTGCTGTGTCTCCAAGTGAACAATTGGTTATCTATCGTGAGCTATATGTTAGTAAGGTACTTGCCAAAGACCTCGCTCACATGATATTGAGGGCTGAAGAGAACGATGGTCCTCTTCGGTACGGTGTATTGGATAGTAGTTGCTGGCATAAGAGGGGTGACACTGGTCCATCACTGGCAGAACAGATGATTGCAGAGGGTTGTAGGTGGAGGCCAGCGGATAGAAGTGCTGGTAGTAGGGTGTCGGGTAAAAATGAGTTGCATCGAAGGTTACAACTTGACCCCTTTACAGAACAACCAAGACTAGTTATAACAAGCAACTGTGTAAATACGATTGCTCAGCTACCCATCATACCTTTGGATAAAAAGAACCCAGAGGATATTGATACTAAAGCTGAAGATCACTTATACGATGCCATTCGCTACGGTGTAATGAGCAGACCTAGAAGCAGCTTGTTCGATTACAATCCATTAACCTCTGGTGGTAGTGGTATGAGGATGGCAGATCCCACATTTGGGTATTAAAGGGTATTTATGGCGACAAACAATTTTATGGATGACAAATCCATTAGTTTAAAAGACACACAAGAAAATGAGGCTATACCGTTTGCTGGTAGTAGCCTCTTGGATTTTCTAAACGAGAGATATACGAAGGCTGAAGAGAGCCGTAGACAAGACGAACAGCGTTGGCTCAAGGCATATAGAAACTATCGTGGTATCTATGGACCTGATGTTAAATTCACTGAGACAGAGAAGAGCCGTGTATTTATTAAAGTGACAAAGACCAAGGTGCTTGCAGCATATGGTCAAATCACTGATGTGTTATTTGCTAATAACAAGTTTCCTCTGAGTGTTGATCCCACTGTCTTGCCTGATGGTGTGGTTGATACAGTACATATCGATCCTAAAGCACCAGAAGGTGCAGAAGCTGAGATTGCTTCACCGTTTGGTTACAAAGGTGATGGTAAAGATTTGCCTCCCGGTGCTACCTTGTCTTCTTTGATGGACAAGCTTGGTCCTTTGAAGAACCAGCTTAAAGATCAAGAAGGATTGAAGGAAGGTCCGGGTGTTACTCCTTCTTCGTTGACATTCCATCCTGCAATGGTTGCAGCTAAGAAGATGGAGAAGAAGATTCATGACCAGTTGGATGAGAGTGGTGCTAACAAGCATCTGCGTTCCACTGCCTTTGAGATGGCTCTGTTTGGTACAGGCATCATGAAAGGTCCATTTGCTAAGACCAAAGAATATCCTAACTGGGATGAAGAAGGCAACTACAAGCCTGAGATGAAGACAGTACCAGATACATCACATGTATCCATCTGGAACTTCTATCCTGATCCTGATGGCTCTAACATGGAAGAGGTTCAATATATTATTGAGCGTCACAAGCTGAGTGCTACACAGCTTAGAGCTTTGAAGAATCGTCCTCACTTCAGAGCTAATGTAATTGAAGAAGTTATTGAAGGCGGTACTTCCTATGTTAAGAAATATTGGGAAGATGACTTAAGAGACTATGCTCCCAACTTGGGACTAGATAGATTTGAAGTGTTGGAATACTGGGGCAATGTAGATGTTGAGTTGCTCAGTGACAACGATATTGATATTCCTGAAGCTTTGTTGGAAGCTAAGGAACTTCAAGCTAATGTGTGGTTCTGCAATGGCAAAATCATTCGTTTAGTATTGAATCCGTTTAAGCCAGCCAACATTCCGTATTACGCTGCTCCTTGCGAATTAAACCCCTACTCTCTATTTGGCATTGGTGTTGCCGAAAACATGGACGACACCCAGACCCTCATGAATGGTTTTATGCGTATGGCTGTAGATAATGCGGTGTTGTCTGGCAACCTTGTATTCGAGGTGGATGAAACCAACCTCGTTCCCGGTCAAGACTTATCTGTCTATCCGGGTAAAGTGTTTAGAAGACAGGGTGGTGCTCCCGGTCAAAGCTTGTTTGGAACTAAGTTTCCCAATGTAGCTGCTGAGAACCTACAACTGTTTGACAAAGCACGACAGCTTGCTGATGAATCTACAGGCATGCCTTCATTCTCACACGGTCAAACTGGTGTTAGTGGTGTAGGTAGAACAGCCTCTGGCATTTCTATGTTGATGAATGCTGCATCTGGTAGCGTTAAAACCATCATCAAGAATGTGGATGATTATTTGTTAGCTCCTTTGGGTAAGGCTTTCTTCAGCTTCAACATGCAGTTTGATTTTGATCAAAGCATTAAAGGTGACTTAGAAGTTACTGCCAGAGGTACAGAAAGCTTGATGGCTAATGAGGTGAGAAGCCAGAGATTGATGCAGTTCTTGCAGATTGCTAGCTCTCCAGCATTGATGCCATTTGCTAAGTTCCCTTACATCATCCGTGAAATTGCTAAGAGTATGGACTTAGATCCAGACAAGGTGACTAACAATATGGATGAGGCTATGCGTCAAGCTTTGCTGATGCAACAAGCAACGGCTCCTGCCCCAGCAGAAGGTGCTCCTCCTGTTGGTGGTCCAGAAGGTGGTCCTCCTCCAGTCTCTGATATGACTGGTGGCGGTGGTGGAAATATTGGCGTTGGTGCTGCACCAGTGCCGGGTGAACAAGGATTTGCTGGTAATGTCCAAGCCGTACCTCCCCAAGCTTAAAGGCTTCGTTAACACTCATGTGACATGGGATGCGTTCCAAGATTTGCTTGATGCAGAAATTGCAAGCAAGCAAAAAGATTTGGAACAAGCTTCAGATATGCGTGAGATTGGAAAGGCTCAAGGAGCCATTGCTGCTTTACGCAGATTGAAATATCTTAAGGATGAAGTGAATGTACACAAATAACATGGCTAAGCTGTTTGCTGAAGGCGGCATGAATGATGAAGGTGGTACGGTAGATCCAGTATCTGGTAACGATGTGCCTCCGGGTTCTTTGCAAAAAGAAGTGAGAGATGACATTGATGCTAAGCTCAGTGAAGGTGAGTTTGTTATTCCTGCTGATGTTGTTAGATATATTGGTCTTGAGAGATTGATGAAGCTTCGTGATGAAGCTAAGCAAGGCTTGGCTCGTATGGCAGAGATTGGTCAGATGGGTAATGCTGAAGAAGTTGCTAACCCAGAAGCTTTGCATGATGGTGAAGATGATGGCTTTGATTCTGAGATTAATGACATCATGGAAGAAGTGGATATGGAGAGTAAGGGCGAGAAGAGATTTGCTGTAGGAGGATCTGTCTTTGTTCCTCCAGCAGATAAAGACATTCTTGCTAAATACAACATACCAAGAACATCCATCACTAACTCTGCTTTAGATGTTAGACTTTTAAAGAATGCTGCTGGTGATTCTTTGTATATGACCTACTTTAATGGAAAGCCCGGTAGTGCTATTCCTGCAGGTTATTCTGTAGTAGATACTAATCCAGCTAGTAGAATGACTGGTACTGGATTAACAGACACAACAAAAACAGGAAGCACTGTTAAACAAAATGTAGAAGGTAGTGCTAGTGTAGACAGTGGTAACACAGGTCTAACTACTGCTGGTGGCACAACTGGTGGTGGCATGAATTCATCCATGACAGATCTTTCTTTGGCTGGTGTATCTATTACAGGTAAAGATGGTAAGGTGGTTACACCGGGTGGTACTGAAACAACAACAGATGGAGGTATGGGTGTCAACTCTTATGGTGGTGGTATTACATCAGGTACTGATGGAAGTGTTAGCACAGGTGCTGGTGGCTTCACTTTAAATCCTGATGGCTCAGTAACAGCCAATAAAGTTAATCAAGGCTTAACTGCTGCTGCTGGTATTGTTAGCCCTATGTTGGGTATTGCTGCTCGAATTAATAATGCACTAGCTACTAGCTCGGCAAAAGACTTTACTAGATCTATTGCAGACACTATGGGTGCTAACACTGACACAAGCACTGCTGCTGCCACGGCTGGTCCAACAGGCACTGGTGGTTCTTCAGCACAGGCTGCTTCTGATGCAGCTTCTGCTGCTACAAGTCTGGGGCTTAGTGGTGCTGCTGCTGGAGCAGCTAGTCAAGCTGCTGCTGATGTCATCACAAGGGGCGGTAATGCTGCCGATGCTGCTGAGGCAGGTAGAGTAGCTGCTGCTGATGTTGCTAGTGGCGAACAATCTAGCACAGAAGTATTAGGAACAGAGGAAAGACAAGCCGCCTATCGTGAAAGCTTAGGTGGTTTTGATGTAGCTGGTCCTATGGAATTTGGCGGCTTTGGTGGTGGTGGAGGCGGTGGTGGCGGTAAGAGTTATGATGACTGGAGTTCTGTTGCATACGCTAAAGGAGGCTTAGTTTCTAAGCGTACCAAAAAAGCAACACCTGCTCAAAAAAGAGGCATTGCCTCTAAGAAATAATACTATATAATTAGCATACTCAAGCCAGAGGTGGGCTGGCGAGTATCAACAATTTCCCACCATCATTGGCTACCTATCTCCCTGTATTGACAGCTACAGTTAGCCCCAACTTAAAAGGTATGTTATGACAGAAGCGGTTATTAACCAGCAAAGCCAAGCTCAGGCTTTCTCTCCATTTGGTAAGCGTAATGCTAATAAAGATCGAATTGAACAAGAAGAAGCTGAGTTGAAACGATTAGCTGAAGATAAGAACAATCCACCACAAGATCCACAAGACAATGGTGATGATAGTAACTTAAGCGCAGAAGAGAAAAGCTTTAAGAAGCGTTACGGTGATCTGCGTAGACATTCTCAGCAACAGCAAGTAACTTTGCAGAAACAGATTGATGAGCTTCGCTCACAGCTTCAGCAAAGTACAGAGAAGCAGATTAAGCTTCCTAAGACTGAAGAAGAATTGAATGAGTGGGCTACCCAATACCCTGATGTTGCAAAGATTGTTGAAACCATTGCAATTAAAAAGGCTAAGGAACAAACCCAAGCATTGGATGAGAGATTCAAACAGCTAGATGAGCGTGAGCATCAGACAGCTAAGGAGAAAGCAGAAGCTGAATTGATGCGTCTGCACCCAGACTTTGACTCCATCCGTGATGATGATGATTTCCACAACTGGGTTGATGAACAACCTAAGTGGGTACAAGATGCTTTGTATGATAATGATAGT